TGCCGCCCGCGCACCCGAATGTTTACCTGCCCGGTGTACTGATCAATTGGTACGGTGGAAGACCGCACAACCGGGAAAGAGTTATCTCCAGCCACGGACATATCGGACGTTACGGAGGCTACCGGGACCACACCTCGGGTATACCCTGAGCCAGAGTTCTGCAACGGGAGCAGCGTTAGGTTCATCGTCGGGCTGGCAGCGGTGGAGCCCGTAAAATTTACGTCAGGCAGTACGCGCCAGATGAAACCGAACTGATGTCCATCGTCAATGTCAAACTCAGACGATGTGATGAACGCTTCAATTGGAAGCGTTGTGGTGGTGGCGTTGTCGTCCAGGCCGGTCTCATGGTACACAAGCCGGTTGTTGTAGTCCGCCGCTATTGGCACATTGCTTGACACGCTGGTGTCAATCCATGCTGTACGACCAAGATTGCCGTAATACCAAGCCTTTTCTACGTAGTTGTAGATGGCGTACCGATCAATAACAGTGCTGTTGGCCGAGCAGTAGAACCACCAAATCTCATTGAACTGCTCGTTGGTCCCGGCAAAAACCTGCTGGGATTGGTTGAAGTTAAAGTCGCTGAAGATGAACTGGCGCAAGTCACAAACAAGGTTCTGCACCCGACCATCGTACATATAGAACTTCTCGTTGCCCATCCAGTAGGTAACACCGGAAGCTGTGGCCCAAGCACGGTCGCTGATAATGGAGATATTGTCAGAAAGGATCTGAGACCCCCACACTACCGGGGGACCGAGGTACTGCAATGAGTACAGCGCCGTATCAGTCCAGACCAAGATTTCTTGACGAACCTGGGCAACAGCTTGGATGGCAGACCCGTGCGACAGGCGTAGGCTGCCTGCCTGATTGGTTGCTGCCGGGGTCCAACTAACCGCGCTCTCCTGATCCGACCACCGGATCAGCATGGGGTCTTGTACGGCAGAGCCGAGATCATTGCAGCCAAACGCCAGCACAATGCGTGACGCATCAGACACCATCAGAAGATGCTGCACTGTCGGCACATTGGACGCACCGGAAAGGGAGGATAGCGCTACACCGCGATTGCCCGCCAGCCCGCCTGTTGCGTCCCAATAATACATCGGGCCGTCTTTGGGCCCAAAGATTAGGTCTTCACCAAAGTTGTAGTGATTCCAGATGCGGATGTTTGTCAGCGCGGTGCCGGTAGTTCCAATGCCCCACCCACCAAGTCCCCAACCGCCAGCACCCCAGCCTGTCAACGGAACCTGCGTAGCATCACCAACACTGACCTGATAGTTGGCGACAACAGCCGCGCCGCCGTAAGACCCAAGCGCAATCGTGCTGCTCGTGGTAATTGTGTACGTGTCAACAGTCAAAACCGTGACTTGAAACTCCGCGTTGAACGTGCTGGCGTAAGTTCCTGTCGCCCCGCTGAAAGTAACGTAATCACCTGTGACACAGCCATGTGCTACGTCAGTTACCGTGACCGTTGTGGTTCCATTTCCTGCAAAAGGATTTCCCGTGCCCGGTGGGTTTGGGCCCAGCATCGGGTTGACAGTCTTTCTGATTGGTGTGACATCGTTGTACGTGCCACCGCCAGCCAACGCAATGTAGTACTTAAGATTTGTACCGAGGCCGACATATTTATCGCCAATCAGCGCAGCCCAAGTCCACAGTGAACGGCATACACCGAGGAACTGATCGTTGCTTACTTGTTGCCAGCCGCCGATCTTTTCGGGTGTACCTTGACGAAAACGCACCTTGTCACATGAATACCAGCCGCCCTCGTTGAGGTATCTCGTGTTTTCACGATTTACCCCGGTTTTCATGACAATTTTCTTGAGCGGCATAGTTACCTCAGCATTGCTGCTTCAGCTTGACGACGGATGGTCAGCCCTCGCATGACGCGCCCCGCAGCCTTGTTCCACTTCACAATTTCTTCCTGCGCTCCGGCCCAGTCCTCCGCGTCTACCCGCTTCTTGAGCGTTGAGACCCTGTAATTTCCAAGGCCACAGTTGTAGCAAAACGAGATGATGGCAGCGAAGCGGCGGGGGTGTGCGTTCTTCAGCTTGGGGGATAGTTTAAGCGCCCCCACAGCAAAGTGGGCAACTTCTGCACTTAAACGGGATTGCGCAGCCTCCAGACTCCATGTGGTGCCTGGACGGATATCTGGCCCAGTTGACCCCCAACCAATCGTCCAGGGCTCTGCGCCGGTCCCAGGATCTGGATAAGCCATGCAGCCGCCATCGGGCAGCTTCTTGTGATACCCCTCAAAGGGCTTGATTAGCCCCTCAGTTGAGAGTTGGACGGCTTCGTTCACTTCTGGTACTTCTCAATGCTTCTTCCGACGAACCAGAACGTCAAGCACATATTGAGCATGGCAAAGTCATCTGCATTCCAGCCCTTCAAGACAACGTCTTGCCAGGGAGCGCCGGAGCTAAGCGCCATCGTCAAGCCTGCGGCCTTGACCGTTGCATACATCAGGAACAGCGCCCAGGTAATGCCCGGTCGGACCAGAGCGGACACCGCAGCAACAAATTTTCCTGCTTCCTTGGCAGTTGTAGCTTGTTCCTTAAACGCTTCTTGGATGGCTTTGAGTTGCTCCGTGGAATAGTCCACATACTTCTCTTCCATCTTGAAGTTGCCCTTGACCTTTTCCAAATCGGTCTGAAGTGTAAACATGGCAAGCTCATGCTTGCGCTCGTTACCTTTGTCAAGGAACTTCAAAACTTCCGGAGCCAACCGGAAGAGCCCACCAAAGATAGACCCTAATAGACCGCCGCCAACAAGTTCAAGCATTTCAAGCTCCTGTCGTTACACGGTCATCTCCCTTGGAGACCGTAACCTTGCCATTCTCAACATCCACCCGCATGGGAGGTTCGCGCTGGTCAAGGCGGTTGATCAGTTCCCGAATGATCGTGATCTCGGGCTTCTCTTCCTTTTTTGCCTCCGTAGCGATGCCGTTGACCAGTTGAATCAGAGCCATCGTGGCGGTGGCTACCAATCCAATAACAGCCGGGAGTGCCTGTGCATCAAGCACAAGAGAAGACCCAACGCCGACAAGCACAAGCAAAAAGATCCAAACCAAAGCCTGCTTGCCAATGACTTTAGCAGCCACCTCACGGGCTGTAGCATGCGCCTCCAGCCGGTCCAGTTCAACTTGGGCCTGCGCTTTTAGGAGTTTGATCTGGTCGGGTTCCATGTTAAAGCGTTGTTACGGAAGACGTAAGCGTTCCGGCGGTAACAGTCCCCGCCAAATTATTAGTAGAGTCTGAAATACTTGAACTTGTAATTGTGGATGTTCGGAATGATAGTCCTGTAAAGTTGGCAGTCAGTGTACTCGCTTGATATGTTACTGAAACTCCACCCACACTGTACGTTCCTGTCAAAGACCCATCTGGAGGGAGTTTTGCAAAAAATTTGTTAGTCATCCCTACGTACAAATTATTTGACCGATCTATTTTTAGATCAAGTGCGTAATTTTGCACTCCCGAAATAACTATTTCTCTTTGCCATTGAAGGTTGCCGTTGCTATCATATTTTGCCAACTGTGAATTGTTGGTATTTGAATACCCTGCCGTGTATAAATTTCCGTTGCTATCTAGTGCCGTGCTCAAGTTAGATCCGTCAAAGAAACCAAGGAGTCTTGTTTGCCACAATAAGTTCCCACTCGTATCAAGTTTTGCTGTTAGCGCCGCGTATAGTGATCCGTTATAGAAATACCCGGTAGCATAAACATTGCCGCTACTGTCTGCGGTAAGGCCCCTTACTGCCAACGGCCCGCTGGTAGCCGAATATATTTCTTTTTGCCACAGCAATGTGGCACTGGAGTCGTACTTGCAAATATTAAACGACCCGTTGTTAAAACTTCCAACAAAAATATTGCCTGAGCCGTCTATAGTTACTGCATACGTAACTACGTTTACGTCACTTAGGGCTCTTGTAAACTGCCCGACAAGCGAAGAATTGTATTTATTGAGCAGACCACTACCCGCCCCGCCGCCAACAACATATAGATCACCGGTAGTTTCGTTTAAGTACCCGCCCTGCGGGTCAAAATTGTAACTAGAGTCTAAGCGCTTGTTGAGAAGAATATTGCCGCTTGAGTCTAATTTTAGTATTAGCGCTTCGTAAACAGCAGGTATAGTGGCTATAACGTAGATATTTCTGTTTTTATCTACGCCAATATATCTAACTTCATGGTTAAATACGCCGTCACTCCATGACTGCTGCCATTGTAAAACACCAAAAGGATTGTATTTTACGATTACAACGGGTATTGTTGTGGCATTTCTAGTAATCGCCATATAAAGATTGCCGTCTGAGTCAACAGCAACGCGGCTAAAAACCGCATCATCTAAACGTCCAATCCAGTAAGGGCCACCAATATTAGCGACTGATAAGAGTCCAAACCCCCGTGAGGAGGCCGCACCACGCGTACCGATCAGCGGCATTATGCGAACCTCGTTTGAGCAGCCAGCACGGTGAACGTAGCTGCACCGGTCT